TTAATCTAATATATACATTCGGTATACACACACATGTCATAAGATTCATAATGTTTTCCAACACTGAATTCAGCATTAAATTGGACAGCAACAGTTTTATAAAACGTGTTGACTTTATGTGTCCATAGCCCGAGAAGATCATCACCACATATAGAGAATGGGTTATCCCGATAAATCTACTCAAAGAGGAATTAGACAGATGATTGCCTTTACATTTTTTCATTTTATGTACTAAAAGGAATATCTGGAATCGCCTCTTCAGCGGCTCTTCTCATGCCAATACGAACCCATATTATGTGGCAGATAGAGAGAAGGCACCAAGTAGTCGGGAGTCCCATTAAAATACCAACCTAGCTGATGTAGTCCGATATACCATCAGCATGTGGACATTCGGAGAGATTTACGGCCATGGAACCAGTTAGGTTCATTAATATTTCGGCCATGAAGTCGGGAGCTTTAACTTTTTCAATCAGATTAAGAACGACTTCTCTCACGAACCAAATAGGCAATCTATCAGATGCGGCTGTCAAATCAGCTTAAACCAGAATTCTCTTTTCTTTGGATTTTGGAGAACGAAGCAAAACTTCTCTAATCGCAGAATCTTTATCTCCTTTAAGCGTTTCCGCACATTCTGGTTACTCTCTGAGTATACTCATAAGCATCTTTTGCCATGATCCACCAACAGCAACTAAAGCAGCATTACTGCACGTAACTGTTCTTATTTTACATCCCTATTCAGAGACAGTTTTTACCTTAACCGGAGGGAGTTATTAGCCGAGTTCATCAGTTTTCCAAGTATTCCTAAGCTTCTCCAATTCTTACATGCACAGGGCAAAATTACCTGTAGATTCACTATTTTGATAAGATTGGAAGCTCTTTAACTCCTTAACAATTATGCTGTTAATTGGTTGGTTTAAAATTCGTTAAATCTCAGCTTGTTATCCACCAAGATTACATGGTTTTTCATAACAAGCGCTCTATCCACAAATGATTCTATAATCAAATTACCGTAATTTCTACGGAATGAATGATAGGGCCTAGGCTACTTCACTTTACATACCGAGATATGCTTGAGGGTGTGATTGCAAGACGTGACTATGTGTCTTCACAGAATCTATTTTTGCATTCCTCTATGCGCATGGTGTTGAACGTGCGCCGAATGAAGCCTAATTCAGATTATATCGAGATTAACGATATTTATCGAAGGTAAGACAAAGAAGAAGATAAGTAATGTAAGGAGAGTTATCCCTCCTATTTATGAG